GCGGAATCGAGGATATAACCGCGTTGCGCTGGTGCGCCTGCCACGAGCGGTGGGGCTTCTGGTATCGCTACACCATCGATGATGCAAGAGGCTATGGCACTCACCGGCCAATAACGAAGCATAACCGATGTATCATTGCCGCCGTCGATGACATCCGTATAGGTCGTCGGCAGGATCGACGGACGATCGAGAAAGCTCAGAATCGCCCGGCTGACCTGCGAAATGAGAAGAGATATAAGCGTATCATCTTGTGTCCCTTCCACTTCGAGCCAACCCTTCAGATCAGACAATGTCATGAGATCGAATGAAGATGCCATAGGCTACGATCCTTCATCAGCTGACGGATCACGAGCAGCCTTCGCGAGCGCGGCCCGCGCCAGAACCCTCAATTGGTCATTTGTGATGGGTAGCGAAACGCAGATGCCTCTTTCTTTCAAGAAAGCGAACAGGCCGGGCCGGTTGAGCTCACTGATGCCGTCATCCAGCGGATTAGTTTGTGCCTGCTTCGCAGCAGCGTGAGATTGCAGCGAGACATGATCTTTGGCCGTGGTCTCGCATAAAGCTGTGAAACCATGGGCAGCCAGGGCATAGGCCGCGTCTTCATCCACATCGACGCGACCCTCCGCATCGATCTCAAGCGCGCAGCCATTATGCGAGGCCGCGCCGCATCCCGGCGGAACGCAAAGCTTCATCGACTTTTCCTTCGTTTAAAATATTTGAAGATCGAAGCGCAGCAATGCTTAGCCATTACCGATATTGGTGATCACGGCGAGCGAGGGCGGGAAGTAATTCTGCAACACTTCATCTGCATAGATGCCGTATTCATAACGGCGTGAACGCAACGGCCATTCGATCTGGTAATAATCCTGGCGGGTGCGGATCTGCATGACGTTACCGACGCCCGCTAATGGGTAGGGGAGCATTTTCGTCGTCATCAACAAAGTGCCAGCGGGCATATTGGGATGCACCTTAATGTCGAGCACGCTGCCGCCCTGCATCGAAAAGCGATTGAGATAGGTGCGCACCATGATGCCGCCGCCGACAAGATCCTGAGCTGTCTCGAAAACAAAGCGCTGCGCCGCGGTGGCCGAGCCTGCGATGATCTTTTTCGAGATATTCAAAGCTTCCTGTGAGCTGACCCAGATCGTATCGGGAGACAGGCGGTAATTGTCCCACATCCCTTTTAAGACGGCGTCGATCTCAACAATACCTCCGGCCGAGTCGGAGGTGAGCGGCGTTCCCTCGCCAACACTGCCCTGCGCCATCGTCACGATGGTTGCGCCAGAGCCAGATTGGCTCGCCTGATAGAGCAAGCCATCGAACGCCAGTGCATTTTGCGAATTATCTGATGTTCCAAGCGATGCGGCCGTCTGCGTTCCCGCCGCGGCGGCCGTGATGACAAACGAATTGATCGACGTGATCGCGCCGAGAACCTCCGAACCAGCGGCACCCCAGAACCAAGCATAGCCTAAAGCACCCGTCACCGCCGCGACGCTTGCCTTGATACTATGCGTGGTATTTCCATCATTCGCGGTTGTTACCGTCGCATTGTTGGATTTCCGCGCGGCGCCTCCGCCAAACGTGTCAGACGAAGCATCAGCATTGGTGCGCGTAATCTGGCCTTGGATGCCGCCAGCAAGTGTCGCATTCATCACGCCGTCGTGTGTGAGTGCTACACAGATCACGCTATAGGCCGTGTTTGCCGGCAGCGTACCGCCCGTCCCGGTATCGCTCAGAGTCGGCATCGGCGTCGTCCCCAGCGCCATCGAACCATTACCGCCGAGGATCATCGCCTCTTCGCCCAGCATCAAAGCTTCAAGCCCTGTCTTAGCGCCAATAGCGCGGATGTCATCGAAGCCTTGGCCAGCATATTGCGCTTCGAAATCGACGCTCGTCTCGATGCCGATGCCCTTATAGGTTGCCGTGTAATCCTGCGTCGCGACCGCAAGCACGCCGCCGCGATTGGCAGATGACACGCCGAAGCGCAGCCCGGACGTATTAATCGCTGTGATCGCGCGCCAAGCGGCTTGAATACCGCCCTTACCGGATACGCGCGGGATCATGTTGCGCAGCGGCGTCAGCACCGGATAGAGAAACTTCGCGCCGAGATCGAGATCATAAAAGGTTAGACCCGATGTCGCACTCGCAGATTCCGTGAAAGTACTTTTCTCAAGTCCGAGAAGCCCTCTGAAACGCGGATCGCCGAGCGGTTTTTGCTGGGCTGTCTTTAGCCGGTCGATGACGTCATCGGCTGTTTGATTCATGATCATAGGGTGCTCCTGAGAGGAAGGTTGAGAGACATGAAAAAGGCGGCGGAACTTGCGTCCGGCCGCCGGGTTCAACTTAGGGACAAGATCCAATCATCGAGCCGTCATTACGAGCGAAGCGAAGCAATCCAGCTATTACCCAAATGGTTGCTCTGGATTGCTTCGCTTCGCTCGCAATGACACCCCTCGGGTCACGCGATGATAAGGTCTGGATGGACGCAACGTGTTAAGCTCGTTGGCCCCGCCGCTGCGCAAGCTTGATAGCCAAAAGCGATAGAGCCTGCGGATCGGCAAGCATTTTTTCCACCGGGTCGTTTTCGTCCGCGTTCAGACGTCCATCGTCTTGTTTCGAAATCGTGCGTGTCCGGCCGGAGAGCGGCAAAGGCAATGGCTGATCTTCGATCTTTTTCACGCGCGCCAAAACATCGGCGAGCATGGCAGATAAAGCATCAAACTTTTTTTCAAGCGCATCGTGCCCGGCATGCGCGATTTTCATGGGATCGCCGCCGCAGGACGCGCCAAGCTCCACCGACGTATCGTGCATGGCCTGGATACGCGTGAGGTCGGCCTCGCTATTGCGTGCGCCCGCCTTTGAAACATCCTTGGTGAAAGCCCGCCATTCATGTGTGCCGTCACCTTTGATCATTTCGAAATGCGCCTGCGCCAGGCATGGTAAATCGACCAAAGAAATTTCATTCGGCGCGGCTGTATAGCGGGTCAGCCCATCCTCATCTGTCCAGCGGCGGATATAAGTGCCGCCTTGTGAAAAGCCCGTGTAGACGCCTTCTTGAACTTTGCGCCATTCATCGTCATCGACGACCTTGGCACAGATCTCGATCTGCTTATCGTCATCGTTGAAAGTGAGCGCCGTCACCTTGCCCGCTGCGACAGCGCCGTGCATGGCGCGCAGATTGCCGAGCGATTTGCCGCCGGAGGATTGCGCGATCTCGTCGGACCATTTTTCATAATAGGGCTTGGTCGAGGCATAATCGCAGATTTCGCCGCTGCGATCGGCAATCTCGGCAGTCGCCAGGCCATAGACGAGCCGCTGCGCCGCATCGACTTTGGTGATCGGTATGAACATGCTCAGGTGAGGCATGAAAGGCTCCTGTGGTGTTTGAATTGCGCACGCAAAAAAGCCGCCGAAGCGCAGGTGCTTGGCGGCGGTCATAGTGCTACGATCTTCTTATGATCGTGATATTAGCTCGGTTTGAAAAAGCTATTATCGAGAAGGCGAATGGTTTCTTTTGCATCGGCGGCTTGTGGCATCCGCCCTGTTTTACTGATGGCTTCGAAGATATACTCGCGGTGACAGTCCATTAAATTGCCGATTGGGTGGTGACAGATCACTCAATTCTCGCACCGGTTCCGGGTGGACGCTGACCCTGCCCCAGCGGCACATAACCATTCCCCGTCAGAGCCATCGGCGTGTCGGCCGCGGGCTCACTCACCGGCGCATGTCCAAGGATGGCACGGGCTTCGTTGATCGTGAGAATGCCATTGGCCGTATAGCCTGTCAGGATCGTTTCCTGCGCTGCAGGATCGAGTTCCGGATTGGACTGCCAGGCAAATTCGAGATCGGCGCTATCGAACTCAGTGGCGATCACATCGTCGATAAGCGTCTTCACCCAGCAGAGCACGGGCAGAAGGCCTTCTTCTTCCGAAAGCGCCTTTTGCGTTTCCGCCGTCGCACGATTGTTCTGCTGGACAAGGCCTTGCGGCGAGATCGAGAACGCAAAGCAAATAACCCGCGCAAGCCATTCATCGAATGGCCCCGTCAGCGATGGTTCTTTGGTTTGCAGAAACGTCTTGGCGACACCGCCCGGAACGAATTTCGCCTTGCGGCGGCGGCCGAGGTCGCCATCGAAATAGGCATCCCAATATTTCTGATAGGTCGCGATCTGATCTGGCGTCCAATTCTCCGGCACGCCAATCAAACTGTCCGGAATATTGCCTTCGGTGAAATAATCGAGCAGGAAGATCTGCCGGCGCAATGCGATGTTGACGGTCGTCACGATCTGCTCGACCGGGCCAAAACCGTAAACACGGCTGGTCCTGATATTGCGCGGCCTGTAGATTAAATCCGTCGTCGTGTAATCGACAGCTGGATAGCCTTTCAGAATTTGCTGATAGGCAGCTGGGTAGATCACCTGTCCGCCTTCTGTATAGGGTTGCGGCGTGCGGCCCCAATCGTCGATGACGGGCTTGATCGTTGCGCCGTCGAGCGGCAGCAGCGCCTTCAACTGCCCGCCGCGATCGCGCTGCATATATAGCGCAGGCGCATCGATCACGAAGAGATCTTC